TTATAAATTATTCATAGCCTTTTCATAATATAAAACAGCTTCTTTTTCTTTGTCCTTAGAAAGATGGCCATAGGTATCCAAAGTCATGCTGATATTCGCATGTCCTAGACGGTACTGAAGTTCCTTATAACTAATACCAGCGTTCAGCAATAAACTAGCGTGAGTGTGTCTAAAAGCGTGAAAGGTAAAGCGTTCAATCCCTGCTTCCTTACACCTAGTATCTAAAGCGCTTTGTCTAACCGAAGCATTAAAATACTTTCGTGTTGGTGTGGCAAACACTACCTCCGACACACGCGCACCAACCTCATTAAATAATTGTCGCTGTCTCATTTGATAGAGCTTTAGGCTTCTAAGGGTCTTTTTATCAACACTAACCACTCTATTGCCTGACTGGGTTTTAGCTGTACTCAAAAACTTCAAATTTTTATTGTAAGTCTTATTAATGGCTATTGTACCATTTTCTAGGTCAATATCTCCCCACTCTAATGCACAGGCTTCGCCTATCCTCAAGCCAGTGGATAATAAAAGTTGGTAGAGAACTGCATCAAAGTAAAGGTTATAGCGTTTGTGTTGACTAGTTTCTAAATGTTCTAAAAAAGATTTCAAATCAGACGGATCAATAAACTTAACTTTTTTCTTAGCGTTTGGCTGCTTCCTTGGAAGGATAATATCTCTTGCTGAGTTATAATCTATTAGCCCTAGCAATACTCCTTGTTGGAGAACTTTTCGGATGACTGAACGTACCGCAGTATAATTGACGTAATATTTAGATAATCTATTAATCAGCATTTGAATATCACTAGCGGTTATCTTATCAACCTTCATATTGCCCAGAGTTGGCATAATATGTCGATTAAGTCTAGTAACAGTAGCATCATAAGTTTGAGGCTTTACTGTTAACTTATAGGTTTCAAGCCATAAATGACTAAGTTCTTTAAATGTTTTAATCACAACTTTTCTTTTAATTGTAGATCCATTAGATAGGAAGTCAAGCTGCGCGTGCTTGGCTTTTTGATTAACTTCTTTTCTTGTTCTTCCTGTGATGCTTGTTTTTACTCTCTTACCTGTCATTTGGTCAATGCCTAGATAAATACTAGCACGATAAACGATTGTACCGTTTTTCTTCTTATGTTCTGTTATTTTCATGATTATAAACCTTTCCATCAGCAGGCAAGCTATTATCAAAAGGGTTTTAGATTAGTTCATATCATGGTATAATAATGGTATCGGGTAAATATCCGAAATATTATAAAAGAAAATCATGGTATAATATTAGTCTTTTTAAGACCTTGCGGGCGTGGAAAACTTGCGGGGTCTTTTTTATTTGGTTTTGTAAGGTATAGAGAGTTTCAGAAGAAGTTTTGCATGTCTAAAAACTAGGTCAAGGTTTACATAGATTCGAGCTCTTGAGAATGTCTGTCCCTATGATACAATAAACCTCGTAACAAAGTAAAAGACGGTAGTCGTAGCCTTATGTCTGGAGGTGGTATTTATGTATGTAAGTCACAGAAACCAAAAGAAAGGAGACGACAAGGTTTGTCAGTTTATGAAACGCTTACTTTGATGATTGCCTTTGGTACTCTGATAGTAGCTATCATGAATAACAAGAACAAATAGAAAAACCGTCCCACACTTTAGCCAATCGTGGACGGTTTATAGAAAATATAAACAAATACGGTAAGGCTGCCGTCTTAAACGGTGTTACCACAGGAGATTGTTTGCGCAATCTCCTTTTTCTATGTCCATTATAGCTTTGTTTGATAAAGAAGTCAAAGGGTATAGTTAGAAAGTATAGTCTTTAGCGCTCTCAACATTCCTTAGTGTTATCAAAATGAATAAAAATAATTTTATGCAAGAATTTATAATGCTTTATGCAACCACTGACCACGCGCAGATAGTTTTTTTAATTACCGCTGACAAAAAGTTCAGAAAAGTTCAGATTATACCTCAATTTTTGTCAAGTTTTGAGGGTCTTGTAATTAAAGAAAATTAAAGGCGTATCAAGGTATTTGCGCGTAGGTAAAGATAATAAAATTGGCATTTAGACATGAAAATTTAACAGGTCGTTATTGAGTGGTAACTGTAAGGTAGCTAAATTTGTTCCACGCGCATAATGCTGAACTTCGAGCGAACTTAGAGAATAGAAGGTTACTACTCCCAAACACGAACACATGGTCGCATTTCGGAATGCTGGAAAATGTTGGCACATACTGACATAATACGTCAACCTATTTCAATAGTTGTAAAACGCTCGGTAAATTCACTTAAAAAACTTGATATATCGGTCGTTTATTAATTTACTTTTTCCGTTGTGACAGCTTCTAAAATCAGTTGGCATTTTTAGCATATAGTATTCAGAAAATCGGACTTTTCGGCTGTCTTAAAGAGCAAAATGCGAGTCCTTAAAGGTAAAGCAACCAAAATTAGTGGAAAATAGTGGAATTCGGCGCGTGGGTATCAGATAGTCATGATTTAGATGTAAAACTCCCAATAACTTCTCCGATAATACGGAAATCACTATCTCTATCTATGAGTATATCGTCATACTTGTCGTTCAGACTATGCAGAAATGCTCCAGAATCGTTTATAACAAGTTGTTTGATATAAGCATCACCGTAATACTCAAAAACTCCTATATCACCATCTGACAGGTTAATAGATAGTTTGATAAATACATAGTCCCCAGAATGGTATTCGGGTTCCATAGAATCGCCATAAACCGGTATGACAAAATCAGCGTCGTAATCGACTGGTAATTCAATTGTTTCTACTTGTACATCATTTAGATACTGACCTGTACCAGCTGAAGCTGCGTGGTCGTAGTAATTGTAAGTGTAGTAGGTGGCTTGTGGTTCTTCTACTGTGTTTTGTTGTTCTAATTGTGTTTCAGCATAATCAAGGACGTTTAATTGTCGCTTGTGTTCTAGCTGAGATAAAGTAGATGTTACTTTTTGTAGGGTTGATGGGATAATATTACTATTTGTTTCAATATTATTAGAATCAAAACGGGGGTCAATGTCTGATTTTAGAACTCCGAAGAAGTCCGCCAGCTTTTGAACGTTTCCAGCAGTTGGGAGTGAACGACCTTTAACATAGCCAGTTATCGTACTCTTAGGTATTCCTAGTTTGTTGTGAATATCTATCTGTTTGATATTCTTTTTAGCCATAAGCATGTTGAGATTTGTTGAGAAAATTTCTCTATTTATTAAATCTTGGGGACTATTTTTAGCCATTTCTCTTACCCCTTTCTTTTTGTATCTGAATTAATTCTAACACAAATAAACCTAAAAGTACTATTTTTTTAATATTTTTCTACAAAAATCATTGACTTGGTACGAAAATAATAGTACTATTAAGCCATAGCTTTTTAGAAAGGAGTTGAAAACATGACGCAAATTACACTAAAAGCTGCCCGAATCAACGCTGGTTACACTTTAAAACAAGTAGCTGGAGCGGTTGGGAAAAATCCCCAAACTATTTCAAAGTACGAAAAAGATAGCTCCGATATTTCTTTAGGACTATTGCAAAAATTATCATCTTTGTACGGTGTCACTATTGATAACCTTTTTTTAGGTAAAAAAGTACGAAAATAATAGTACTTTATTAATTAGAAAGGCAGGCAAGAAATGACAGTGGGTGACAAAATCAAAACTATTCGCCTTAACTTAGGCGAAACTATGGAGGAATTCGGAAAACGCTTTGGCACTTCTAAAGGTACTGTTAATAATTGGGAGAAAGGAAGAAACCTCCCGAATAGAAACAGTCTATTAAGAATAGCACAGCTCGCTAATCAAACTGTTAGCGACTTCTTAGCTATCACCGATTAAGAAAGGCAGGTAAATAACAAATGGCTAGAACACCATTTACACAAGAATTATTACATCAGATATTTGACGATACAGGAACAATGAGCCTAGAGCTGATTGCTGAGCGGCTTCCCGATTGGTCTGAAAAAGACATCAAGCTTAGGCTGGCAGCTTGGCGGTATCGAAATAACATTGATTACACCATGGCAAACGGTGAAATTGATACCTTTGAAATTATCAATAACAGAAAAGCCATATCCGAAGAAGTTTCCGCAGGAAGGCAACTTAAGCTTGAAGAGTATTTCAAGCAAGTACAGGCAACGGCTGAAATTATTAATAAACCGACTGCTAGCGACACCAATCGTTTAAAGGCCATTCAATTACAACAAGTGGCTATGGATGAAATTCCTGATCAGTATTTTAAAGAACTAACGGAACTCTATGGATAAAGGAGGATTACCATGAACCTAGTTTACATGGATGGTAAGAAAGAGCCTTGCACCACACACGACATCATAGCTGAACATGCTGAAATTGACATTATTTCAGTTAGAAAGCTGATTGATAAGCATAAAAAGGATTAAGAACGAAAGTGCAGTAGTGTGGTACATAAGGTAACGCACCTCCTTTTTTACTACGTAACCTCTAAAACGTTGATATAGATAGCGTTAGAGAAGGATGGTTACGCAGTAACGCAAAATCACCCTACCCTACCCCTATATATATAAATAATTAATAAATCATTAATTAGACTTATTGTTTGTTACTGCGTAACCTTTCTTAAATAAATGCTGAAATCGATTGGTACTAAAGAGATTGAGTAGGTTACGCAACATGGAAAATTCTGCGTAACTTTGCGTGACCATGCGTTACCTTTTAGAAGCGTTTGGGGTTTTGTCATTTGAAATCCATAAACCTGAAAAAGGTTCACTAGGCGGACGACCTAGAAGAATTTATCACTTAAACGAACAGCAGGCGACTTTATTAGTTACCTATCTAGGAAATACCGAACCAGTCAGAGAGTTTAAAAAGAACCTAGTCAAGGCATTCTTTGAAATGCGAGAAGAACTCACTCAAATTAGGTTACAGCGTTCTCTTGAAGCTCCTAAACGAAAAACACTTAATGAAGCTATCAAGACATGGGAACACGCGCCTAAAATGGCTTATCCGACTGTGTACAATCTATTGCTTAAAGCTGTTACTGGTAAGAATAGCAAGCAATTAAAAGTAACCAGAGGTGGTTATTCTGATATTGACTGCTTAAACTCAATTGAACTAGCACAGTACACTGCTTTAGAAGATATGGCAATCGCTCTTATCAATCTTAATTTTACCTATCAAGATATTAAGACAATGGCATTAAAAAACACGCTACAATGCGCGTGAAAACAACAAAAAAGGCTTTGACAGCGACCAAACTTCCAAGCCTTCAACTAGTATAACTAAACTCAATTAATAAAGCAGGCAAGCTGTTATTAAAAGGGTTTTATATCTTATATTATAGCATATTGAAGCTATTTTGACCATACGTAGGGAGCTACCCCTTAAAACTAGCATGAATCTAGTATAAGAAACAAGCAATCAATAAAAACACTACACAGAAAATAATAATTAAGCGAGAAAAAACATAATGAAATATAGAGTAGAAACAAATCCTTTTTCAAAAGATAGATACACTCCTGAACAGCTAGAAATGTTCAAAAATCGCCAACTCAGCAAAAATAAAGCAGAAGCCTATTTCACTCGACTATATAACCAACATATCGCTTGGGTAATTATTGCTAACGTTATGACAGAGTACGTCATTAAATTCAGAAAAAGTGCCACCAGCTTTGAAGAAGCATGGGACGCTTTAGACTATCAACGAACCACAGAGATTGTCTTTAGAGCCGTTAACGGTTTACCTTGTTCAGAGAAAGACTCAGGGGAACTAGAAACTTATTTAAGTGAGGTATCGGCATGATGCAAGAACTTAACCTCACACCAACACAGACGCTTATTCTATTCTTTGTTTTAAGTCTCTTAGGGCTTCTTCTTAGCCTTTCTAAGTCATTAATAGACATTGATTTACCAGAAGATACCCAAGTCCCTAAACCACCTAAGAACGCAAACTATGGGGCTTATATTCAATCACAGAACCATTATTACAATTAGGGAGGAACTGCATGACAACGGAAGAATATTTTAAAAAATTGCTAGAAGATAGCGAAAAACAGCCTACAAACTGGTTGAGTGATAGGGTTTTAGACAAAAATATCAAAATGCTAGATGAAGATATTGAAGCAGAGTGGGACGATTTTCCGTTATTCACGAAAAAAATATTTATCAATACTACACAACGTGACTATAACAAAGCTGATGCCGTTGTTAAATTTTTGGAATCAATACCAATAGAGATGGAATATAAAAAAGGGCTAAATATAGTTATACAAGCATTGAACGAGTTAAAAGATAGTCTTAAAAATCAAGTGCTTGGTGTTATTGATAACCAAATCCTGTTTCCAAATGATAAGGAGGACACGAAATGACACTACCAGAGAATTATAGACGTGTCCTTAATCTGATCAAGGTTGGAGCAGACAACCCCATTACAGGGGCAGAGATTAGCTTAATACTGAAACTTGAAGAACGCTCCGTCCAAAGTATCATCAGTAGCTTAATCACGCGCTATAACGTCCCTATTATCGGCATTAGGCACGGTTTCAATCGTGGTTACTTTATTCCAGCTAACAAAGAAGAATTATTAGATGGTGCTAAAGCCTTTTACAACCAAGTACAAAAGGAACAAGAACGCCTAAGTGTGTTATTGAATGCCGATTTAACCAGTTATAAGGAATTACTCAAAGGAGGTTAGGTATGAACTTATTTAGTCAAGATTATGAAGCCAAACTATTAGAACAAAACCTGACCGCGTTTAATCGCTTTTTGGAAGACTACCAGAAACCTAAACCAAGAGTATTAGGGTTGATAACGGCTGAACAGGTCAAAGAGGAATTAAATATCAAAGGCAAAACTCTAAAACGGTGGGAAAAAGCTGGTCTAAGACGATACCAACCACCACTAGAAGACACCAGGAAACATTATTACAAGGTCAGTGATATTCTTATCTTTTTGGGGGTAAATGTGTAGATGGCTATTTATGAAGCAAGAGGCTTTAGCTCTTATTTGTACCCCTACAAAGGACCCTTAGAACCATTTGACTATATCGCTCAGTTTAAGCCTTTGAAACCGCCCGAAGGCATGGCCATTAATGAGTATAAAGGAACACAAGCCCCCTACTGCCTAAGTGGCAAGGTCATAGCAGAGAAAAACGGTAGCTATAAGCGCAATAATGCTAGTTTAGTTTATCGCGATTTGATTTTTCTTGACTATGACGAGATAGAAACAGGCGTCAACCTACCTAAAATCGTTTCTGAGACGCTTTGGGAGTATAGTTATATTATTTATCCAACGATTAAACACACCCCCGAGAAGCCCCGTTATCGCCTTGTCATGAAGCCTAGTGACGTGATGACTGAAGCAACTTATAAACAAGTGGTCAAGGAGATAGCCGATAAGATTGGACTGCCGTTTGATTTAGCTAGCCTTACCTGGTCACAATTACAAGGCTTACCTGTTACAACAGGCGACCCAGAGGGCTATCAGCGCTATGTGAACCATGGTCTTGATTATCCTGTTCCTAAAAATGGTAGCACGCCAAACAGACAAGTTGTTACTACTTACACGCCACGCCCTAGAAGTCAGCGTTCTATTACCATGAGGGTCATAGATACCTTGTTTAATGGTTTTGGAGACGAAGGCGGGCGCAACGTAGCCTTAACTAAGTTTGTTGGCTTGCTATTTAATAAATGGGTGGATTGTGATTTAGAGACGGCTTATGAGCTGGTACAAATAGCTAACAGCGTGACAACTAAGCCACTACCCATTGATGAGATAGATAGGACGTTTACCAGCATTGCTAAAGCAGAATACAGAAAGAGAGGGTAGAACCATAGAGCAAGAAGATTTGAAAAACTTAGAAAATGAAATCACTGAAGCGCGTGAGAATGAAGATAAATATTTCAGCACTTTCAAAGGTGTTAGAGGTCAGCTTATCAAGGAATGTCAAGAGATGAAAGATGAAGCTTTCAAGATTGCCTATGATGGCGTTATGGCTGATAGCAAACACCTTGAGAACGTAAAAGCGGGTAGATTGACCGAGGTACAACATGAAGAATTAGCTAAAGAAAAAGGACAAGAAGCCAGTGAAAAAGCTTTACCTAAAACACCTTTGGGCGTGGCTATTATGCTCAAACACTATCTCCGCTTTATTCGAGTTAAACCTGAAGCTCAAGGACAAAAAGCCCCACTTTACTTTTTTCATCCTGATCACGGGGTTTGGCTAGAAGATAATGAGTTTTTACAAGATCTTATTTCAGTTATTTTCCCAAACGCAACTGAAAAACAAGCTTTTGATACACTTTACAAAATTGCTAGGCAAAGTCAACTGAAGGAGATTCAAAGAGAATATACAGTTATCGGAAATCAGCTCTACAATTATAAAACTGGTCAATTTGAAGAATTAACTCCAGATATAACCGTCACTCGCAAAATTAAGACGGGTTACAATAAGAAAGCTAAAGAACCCACAATAAAGGGCTGGAAACCTACTGCTTGGCTCTTAGAATTGTTTGACGGTGACGCCGAACTTTATAACCTTGCTATTCAGATTATTAAAGCTAGCATCACAGGTCAATCCTTACAGAAAATCTTCTGGTTATTCGGTGAAGGTGGGACAGGAAAAGGGACTTTTCAGCAATTACTCATTAATTTAGTGGGTATGGATAACGTGGCAAGCCTTAAAATAACAGAGCTAGCAAAAAGTCGCTTTACTACTTCGATACTTCTAGGGAAATCCATTGTAATTGGTGATGATATTCAAAAAGACGCGGTTATCAAAGATACGTCTGATATATTTAGTTTAGCCACGGGTGACATTATGACGATTGAGGACAAGGGGAAACGCCCATATAGTATCCGTTTAAACATGACTGTGGTACAATCTTCCAACGGTTTACCACGGATGAACGGTGATAAGTCCGCCATTGATAGACGCTTTAGGATTTTACCTTTTACCAAAGTATTTAAAGGAAAGCCCAACAAAGCTATCAGAAATGATTATATTAATCGCAAAGAAGTTCTTGAGTACTTACTTAAGCTAGCGATTGAAACACCAATCACTGACATTAATCCAAAAGCATCTATTGAGATACTGGAAGAACACCATAAAGAGATGAACCCAGTTATTGACTTCGTTTCTAAGTTCTTCACGGATGAGCTCACCAGCGAATTTATTCCTAATAGCTTTGTCTATCATGTTTGGAAAGGCTTTTTAGAATACTATGACATCAAACAAATAAAATCAGAAAGAGGGTTACATAAAGAAATCAAAAGCAATCTTCCTGAAGGGTTTGAAGCAGGCCAGAAGGTCATACCAGTAGGCCGACAGCTCCATACAGGTTTTTATCCTAAAGAAGATCTACCTCTGTTTGCTAGCGCATCTTACGCTAACGGTAGAGCATCACCCGAAAAAAGGAAAAAGCCAAAGAATGAACGTGGATATTACAATCATTGGCCGACGCACAAAAAACAAAAGAAAACTTAGTCATTTTATACGTTTTAGCATTTAAAAAATTAAACGTATAAAGAAATAGCCCAGTCATATCAAGGGGTTTATACGTTTATCACGTTTAACACGTTATTTTAAAAATTTCCCGTATAGAGTATTAATAAATAGCCCTTATAAAATCCTTATATACACTTTTTAAATTTAACGTATAAAATGTATAAAACGTATAAAAAGAGACTTAAACCCTTGATACGGCTGACTTTAAATTTTATACGTTTGAAAAACCAAACGTATAAAACGTATAAAATTCGGAGGTTATATAATGAAAATCAAACTATTTTATCAAAAACACAATGAATCACTAGATGATTTTGAATATCGGGTCAATCTCTTTACCCTATCGGTATCTGTGATAGACATCAAGTTTTCAGAAGCCACTTATGGCAACTATGAAGACATGAGTACCACAACTTCTTTATTGGTCTTGTACAGGTAACTGATATGAAACTAAAATTACACACACGAGGTGGTAACACCATCACCATACAAGGAGACCGCACCCTTTATAATGAGTTGATCAAATATCTTTTATCTGGCCAACAGCCAAACTGGGTAGCATCTCCTTCTGCCATAATCAATTTATCAGACATTATAGCAATCACAAAAGAGAAATAATATGAGAACATTTTCAGATACACCAAAAACATTCACATTCCACTACACGTTTAAAGACTTTGACACCGCACAAGTGGCTTGTCATGCTATTTTAGGCTATATGACTGGTACTTATGAGCAACCAGTGATTGACGCAACTTATCACAATGATGACCAAGGTGGTCATGCTAATCAGTTAGTCTTAAAATATGCTGAAGACAGAAAGTTAAGCAAGGTCTTCAAGCGTATCTGTGACAGTTTCAAGGACTATTACAACCAACCTGAGGATATGACGGATGAAGAATTTGATCATCAGCGCGTGGTTTCTTTATCTAAAAGTACTCAAGGGAAAGTTAATAATCGAGACACACTTATAGCCTTCATCTCCGATCACAACCAACTGGCTGAACACCTCTCTATGAATTATAAAGAGATGACGCCAGAAGACTTAGGGGCCATCCTTGAGTCTATCAGTCAAGCCTTTAACCATTTGTATGATATGGTTGTTGAAGGTCAGTTACTCGTTAAATAGACATTCAGAGGGTTTTCCCTCTTTTTGTCGTTTTATCAATAGTTTTGGGTTGTTTGAGTTTTAAGGAGAAAGAATGTTAGAACTATCTATTGAAAATATCATTAAACCAATGAAGACACAGGGGAAGACAAGAGTTACAGGATCAATAGGTGACCAAGCTATCCGCATAGACCTAGATGGGCTAGTGATTCACTACAATGGTCAAGGTCTATTGCTTGAAACAATTCCAGGAACTTATGGTGGTAAACGTTACTTTTTCGTGTGTCCTAACTGTGAGAGACGTTGTCGGAAATTATTTAAGGCTTCTCATGCCTTTGCTTGTGGTTCTTGTCAGAAGGTTCATCAAGCCACACTCAATCGAAGCAAGACAGACTGTTGCTACTACTGGCAATTAGCCTTTAAAGAGTGTTTGAAAGTAAATCCAGAAGCAAGACACATTCATGGATATTATAGTCGTGATGACTTTCCTAAACGTCCAAAGTACATGAGATTAACCAAATACCTTTATCACTGGAGAAGATTTCATTACTATATGGATAAGGGTGACAGGTACTGGCTATAATATTCGGAAACTACCCCCTTCATTTTTAAACGGGGCTATATTGTTCGGAAACTTAAGAACGCGCCCTTTTCCGTGCAAAAAATTCCCTTTTTGAAATTTTCACCGAAGATTAAAAACTTGATATGAAAGGATTTGACATCTCATTTTAGTCCATAACCCTGCCACAAAGAATAACCATCTAAGACTAAAATAAAATATTGTTTTAGCGCTTCTAGCTACTAAGTTGATGATTTATACTATAAACTCTAAAAAGTGCTTAGAAACGATTTTAGAAGCCAAAAGCGAAGTACTACAAAAAATATCTAGTTTACAAAACGAACAAAACAAAAAGACGTCCACACGGAACGCCCCCTTGGTTAAATTTAAGCTTAACTAAATTATACCATAACCAGGAGAAAAGACCATGAGCGCTAAAGAACAACTTAAAGAATTGAAACCACTTTTCGCTTTAATAACCTTATTTGAGGAACAACGAGATAAAGACATCAAGCTGATAAATGCTTTTCATAATCCTGAAGCAATAAGACATATCGAAAAAGGTACAGCTAAACAACTCTTATATTTAGCTAAAGAACGTGATAAGAGACTAGCCATGATCGCCACACTCCAAGATGAGAGACAGATAGCTGTTATTAAGGCTAGATACGTGGATGACTTATCATGGGACGAGATACTCGACAAGCTAGGTTATTCAAGGAATACCGTTTTTAAATTACATAGAGAAGCTTTAGAGGTGTTAGATGAGCAAGAAGAACGCTATTCGTAAGCTGAAAGAATTTCATAGATGGCAACGTATCGCCAATAGCCTTGATTTAACTTATACCGAGCTTTACCAGTTTGATATAGATTACCATCCCACGCGCAGAAAACACCTTGAAATAAGCCGAGAATGCGCCCTAGAGGAACTAGACGCTATTAGGTATGCCATTAATCAACTGTCTAAAGTAGCATACAGACAAATACTGATTGAGTGTTACTTGATCGGTGAGAAAAAACCTCAACAGGACATTATGGAAGAACTTAACAGAAGTCAAAGTTGGTATTATGAGATTAAGAAAAGAGCCTTGCTTGAGTTTGTGGAATTTTACAGGGACGGGGCGCTAAAAAATAATGTTCGCTTATGACACCAAATAAATATTAATATAGCTCTAATTTAGTTGGTGCTAATCTCTAAAGTAAAACAATCAAACTTCAATGTTTCATAATCGTTCAAAATCCCTATTTATGAGGCCAAAATATTATTAAATCACAAAAAATAGAATGAATTTTTTGACTAATTAGCTGTTATTATGGAGGTCAATATTTAATTTTAAGGAAAATAAAATATAGTGAAAAAGAAATTAGTTTTAGCTACCTTATGTCTATCAATGTGTGCTGTGAGCGTTAGAGCGGATGAGGAGACTACACAAAATAAATTTATACTTGACGGACCGCAACAAACTGTTAAAGATGATAACGGGAATCCTATCACTATTGAAGGATTATATGTCGGCAGTACAGAAGTTAAGGTTAATATACCTATAGGTTGGTGGATCTATCTTTACCGACAAGACGACCCCAGCAATAAAAACCGTGGAATTTTAGTTAGTCCCCCAGAAAGAACTAAGTCACTAAGAGGAACATCTAGCCCATACAGAACTGATCTTTTTCGTCATTACTATTCAGGGGTTCCTTATACTCTTAACTTAGAAAATATACCTTTGAAGAAAGGAGAAAGATTGACATTCTCGTTTAAAGGGGATGATGGCTTTTATGCCGGTTCTTGCTTTTACAGAGACACATTATCCTTAGAAGAAGATAAGCAATACGATGAAGAAATCAAAAAAATTGAAGAGGAACTTGAGAAACGAGACCAAGAAGATGATGCGTTAAAATCATTTAAACAACAGCAACAAGAAGAAGCGAATAAAACCTGGTACCAACGTGTAGGTGACAGCTTCCAAGACCAATGGTGGAACTTTAAAGACTGGTGGAGAGGGTAGTTTTTTCCTCAATGACACTAATCGTGCTATAATAAGCCATAGGGCAAACTAAAAGCGTAGTATTTAAACCACGCTAGTTCTTGCCTGCTGAACTCATTGTGTAAAGGACCTGTAAAGGTCTTTTTTTGTTCACCTTTTTGTGGACTTTTGAGGGAAGTCTAAGGAAACTTAAAACCTATATTTTTTCAAAAACACAGTCATATCAATGCTTAAGGACTGTCAATACCCTGTAAAGACTGCCAATCCAAGTCCAATAATGTTTGTCATAATTTCCTCGCATTCTTATGGACTATTATAACACACTTAATAAATAGCCGAAGGCCTCGGACCGTTTTTGACAGAACAAAAAGATGCTTTCTATATTGAAGGCATCTTTTTCATTTTCAGCTGAAAGACTATAACAACTTTTTCAATTCGTAAAGGGTTGTCATTGCTTGAAGCGGGGTCATGTTCATGACATCAATAGCTTCCAGTGCTTGCCTAATCTCATGAGCTTTCTCTTCATCACCAAAAAGGGATAATTGCCCCTGTCTAACAGCGCTGCTTGACTCAACTTGTGAAGGGACTGATATTATCTCAGCAGATTGTGCTTGCGCTTCTAAACGAGTAAGCACCTCATCTGCTCTGCTTAGCAGGGCCTCAGGAAGTCCTGCTATTTTTGCTACATGAATACCGTAAGATTTATCCGCCGGTCCCTCAGCAATCTTATGAAGGAAGGTAACATCGCCATCTTTTTCAAGCGTTGCTACATGAACATTGACTAGGCTTGTCAACTTAGTTGACAAGTCTGTCAATTCATGATAATGCGTTGCAAATATGGTCTTAGCACCAACTCTATCATGGATATATTCAATAATTGCCTGGGCTAAAGCCATACCATCATAAGTTGCCGTGCCTCGTCCCAGTTCATCAAATAGAATAAGAGAGTTGTCACTTGCGCGTTTGATTGCTTGGTTTGCTTCCATCATCTCCACCATAAAGGTTGATTGCCCAGAAATCAAATCATCAGCAGCCCCAATACGCGTAAAAATCGCATCAAATAAAGGTAAATCAACATGATCAGCAGCCACAAATGAACCCATCTGGGCCATGATAACCGTTAAGGCCAGCTGTCTCATATAAGTCGACTTACCACTCATATTTGGACCTGTAATCAGCTGAATACTGGTCTGTTGGTCAAAAGAGATACTATTGGGAATGTATTCCTGCACTCCCATAACCTTTTCAACAACGGCGTGACGACCTTCTTGAATTGTAATCACATGATTATCATTGAACTGCGGCCGAATATAATGATTGGTTTCAGCAACGACTGCTAAACTTTGCAAAACATCCACCGTTGCCAAAGTTTTAGCCAGTTTCTGTAAACGATTAATATAGGTTTCAACTTGAGCTCTAATACACATAAAAATATCGTATTCTAAACTAGATGACTCTTCCCTAGCCTCTAACATCTGACCTTCAATCTTAGCCAATTCTGCTGTTCCATAACGTTCAGAATTTTTTAAAGTTGCCTTTCTGAAAAAATGCTCAGGCACTAAGCTAAGATTTGAAGTCGTAACGTGGAAATAATATCCATCTTTTTTATTGTAATCAATTTTTAGGTTATTAATGCCACTTTCTTGACGCTCTTTGGCCTCAATATCCGCAATCCAGCCTGTCCCCTCTCGCATTACTTTACGATAATGGTCCAAGCGCTCATCAAAACCATTGCGGATAATACTTCCTTCACTAATAGTTGCTGGTGCATCTGGATCAATGGCTGTTCTAATCAAGTATTCCAACTCAGGCAAACTGTCAATATCATTGACAAGTTTGTCAATACAAGGACTGTCAAAAGACTCTAAGATAGCTTTGATATAAGGCACTTGGGCTAAGGTATGCCCCAATTGAAGTAAATCTTTCGGATTTGCCTTGCCAAAAGACACGCGACTAGATAAGCGTTCGATGTCGTAAACACCTTTTAAACTATTGCTTAAATCGGTTCGCTCAATAAAAGCATTCAGAAAAACTTGAATAATTTCTTGACGCTCTAAAATAGCTTCTTTAGAAACCAAAGGTCGATCAATCCATGAGCGCAAAAGCCTCATCCCCATAGCTGTCTTGGTTTCATCTAACAGCCAATAGAGACTTCCATGTTTTTTATTAGTCCTAGCATTTTCTACCAAATCTAAACTTGACTTAGTGGCATACGACATCTGCAAATAATCCTTGATCTCATAGTGAACCAATGCTTGCAAGTGGCTGAGTTCTCGCATTTGTGTTTTGTGAACGTATTGCAAGAGTTTTCCTGCCGCTGTCAGTTCTACCGTTGTCAATTGGCCGTCAATTAAAGATTTATCTTCATAGACCGTTTCTTCATAAGAAAGCAGCAAATTCATCTGCTTGACCAAAATCGTCTGTTCTTCTTCAGATAAATCAAAACCTAGTAAGACTTCTTTTGCCTTGAGGTTTTGGATTTCGCTACGAACACTCGTAAAGTCCGCCAAATCTGTCACGCAAAATTCACCTGTGGATACATCCATATAAGCCAATCCATAACGGCAACCATCAAAGTCAACAGCTACCAAAAAGTTATTGGCGCTATCTGGCTTAGCTGAATCCACAACCGTTCCAGGAGTTATGACTTGAACGACCTCACGCTTCACCACCCCAACAGCTTGCTTTGGGTCTTCCATTTGTTCTGCGACAGCAACCTTGTAACCCAACTCAATTAACACATCAATGTATTGTTGGGCAGAATGATGTGGCACGCCTGCCATAGGAATTGGATTTTCCGCATTCTTGTTGCGACTGGTCAAACCAATTTCTAAGAGTTGTGCTGCTTTGACAGCGTCCTCGTAAAATAATTCATAAAAGTCACCCATCCTAAAAAGCAAAAAAGCATCTGGATAATCTTTTTTGATGTCCAGATACTGTTGCATTCCAGGAGAAATGTTAGTTTTTGCCAT